TTAGAACTTTTACCAGACCATCAGGTGTGACAGAACAAACTTATGTTAAGTGCCGGAGAGTAGGTAACGATTATCCTACAAGAACTGACGGTCCTTGGAGTGAACTCTCTAAAACATATTACGATAATCAATAGGAACTAATATGAAACTCATCTGCGAAGTAAACGAAGAAGTCAATTACATCACAGAAACACTAGACGAAGCAACAGGCAAGAAGGGTATGTTCATCGAAGGTGTTTTTATGCAAGGTGACATCAAGAACCGTAACGGTCGTTTGTACCCTGCTGATGTACTCGACAAAGAAGTCAAGAGATACAATGAGCAGTATGTTCAGAAGAATCGTGCGTATGGTGAGTTAGGACATCCACAAGGTCCGACTATCAATCTTGAAAGAGTATCACATATGATCACTAAGTTAGAAAGAGATGGTTCTAACTTTATGGGTAAAGCAAAGATCATGACTGAAACACCATACGGAAAAATTGTTGAGTCATTGATTAAAGACGGTGGTCAATTAGGTGTATCGTCTCGTGGTATGGGTTCTGTTAAACCATCAAGAGACGGAACTGGTGTAGTGCAATCAGATTTTTATCTCGCAACTGCGGCAGACATTGTTGCAGATCCTTCCGCACCTGATGCGTTTGTTAACGGCATTATGGAAGGTAAAGAATGGGTTTGGGAGAATGGAATTATTCGTGAAGCAACCGTTGCGGATTACAAGAAGCAAATTAAAACTGCTTCTAAAAAAGAGTTGGAAGAAACTAAGTTAACAATTTTTAAAGATTTTATCACCAAATTGTAAATTTTATAAATACAACATAACTATCTAAAAGGAGATATCCTATGTCAGAACAGGAAATGAAGGTTCAAGAGGTCGATCAAGAGATCGAAACTCAAGAAACCGATTTAGAAGAATCGAAAAAGGCTTCCATGGGAGATCCCTCAGAGATCCCTGATCCAGAAGCAAAAGATGCAAAAGCACCGGGTGGTGACGGCAAGGTGGTTGATAAGACTCCACCTGCACAAGGATCATCTAATATCAAACCACCTAAGACAAAGATCGGCATGATCAATGCAATGATCGATCATATGAAAACGGAAAAGAAAGATGGTGTATCTAAGATGTACGCATCTATGATGAAAGGTTCATATGCAGAAGATGTTGAAGGTGATGAGTCACAACCAATTTTGCGTGAAATTCAGAAAGTATCTGCAGAAGATATTTCTGTATCTGAAGACATCTCTGCTATTTTTGGTGGTGAAGATCTTTCGGAAGAATTTGTAGAAAAGGCAACTACTATTTTTGAAGCTGCTGTCGTTTCTAAAGTCAATGAAATCCTTGAAACTGTCACTGTAGATCTGGAAGCAGAACTAGAAGCAGAGAAAGAAGAAATCATTGAATCTATGACTGCTAAACTAGACGACTATTTAGAATATGTTGCTGAACAATGGATGAAAGAAAATGAACTTGCTATTGAGCAGGGCATTAAATCAGAAATTGTTGAGAACTTTATGGTTGGACTACGCAACTTATTCGCAGAAAATTATATTGATATTCCAGAAGAAAAGGTTGACCTTGTTGATGAACTAGCATCGAAGGTTGCTGATCTGGAAGAGACAACGAATGAAGAAATTGAACGCAACATCGCACTACACAAAGAACTTGAAGAAGCAAATAAGCAACTAGTATTACGCGATGTCTGTGTTGATATGACAGAATCTCAAGCAGTAAAAATGCAATCACTTGCAGAAGGTGTCGAATTCGAATCTTCTGAAGATTACACTAAGAAACTTGAGACTATTAAGGAAAACTACTTCCCAACAGAAGTTGTTTCCGAAAATGTAACTTTCGATGATCAAGAACCAATTGATCTTGATGAAGAAAATAGTGTTACTGTCGATCCGGGTATGCAATTATATGCAGACGCGATTTCAAGATCAATTAAAAAGTAATAATTTATAAATAGAAAAGGTAAATAAAAACCTTAAGGAGAACACAATATGTCAACTGACGCTCTTATTCAAAAATGGGCTCCGGTTCTTGAGCATTCAGATCTTCCGCAGATCGAAGGTTCGCACAAGCGTGCCGTGGTTGCTCAACTTCTGGAAAACCAACAAACCGCTGCTCGTGAGCAAGCAAGTCACCAAGGTGGTGGACATGGTACCACACTTCTGGGAGAAGCTGCACCTACTAACGCAATGGGTGCTTCATCTTCTGTAGCAGGTTCTGGTTCTATCGACACATTCGATCCAGTACTGATTTCACTGGTTCGTCGTTCTATGCCAAACTTGATTGCATACGATATCGCAGGTGTACAACCAATGACTGGTCCTACTGGACTGATCTTTGCAATGCGTTCACGTTATGAAACTCAAGATGGCGACGAAGCATTGTTCAACGAAGCAAACACTTCATTCTCTGCGCAAGCAGGTGGATCTGCTACCACTATGGAAGGCAGTGATCCTACTACAGGAACTTACTCAGTACAAACTGGTATGTCTACTGCAACTGCTGAAGCACTTGGTGATGCAACTAATAATTCATTTGCAGAAATGGCATTCTCAATCGAGAAAGTAGCAGTAACTGCTAAGTCACGTGCTTTGAAAGCAGAATACACAATGGAACTTGCTCAAGATCTTAAAGCAGTTCATGGTTTGGACGCAGAGCAAGAATTGTCTAACATTCTTTCTACTGAAATCCTTGCTGAGATCAATAGAGAAGTTGTTCGTTCTGTCAACTCAACTGCTTCTGCAGGTGCACAGAAAGACACTACTACTGCAGGTACTTTCGACTTAGATACAGATTCTAACGGTCGTTGGTCTGTTGAGAAGTTCAAGGGTCTGATGTTCCAGATCGAACGTGATGCGAACGAAATTGCGAAAGCAACTCGTCGTGGTAAGGGTAACATGCTGATCACTTCTTCTGACGTTGCTTCTGCACTTCAGATGGCAGGTGTTCTCGATTACACCCCTGCTCTTAACAACAACCTTCAGGTTGACGACACAGGCAACACTTTCGCAGGTGTATTGAACGGTCGTGTTAGAGTATACATCGATCCATACTTCTCTTCAGCAACTGTTAACTACTACACAATTGGTTACAAGGGAACTAATGCATTTGATGCGGGTCTGTTCTACTGCCCATACGTACCACTCCAGATGGTTCGTGCAATTGGTGAGAACACTTTCCAACCTAAGATTGGATTCAAGACTCGTTATGGCATGGTTGCTAACCCATTTGCAACAACCGCTGCTGATGGTGCTGTAGATTCTGCTAAGAAGAATGTTTACTACAGAATCGTTAAAGTATCAAACTTGATGTAAATAATAAGAGTAGTTCTGAACTACCGAATTGGGGGACGAAAGTCCCCCTTTTTTTCGCCTAAATAGTACATACAAAAGAGGTTATTATGTCAGCACTAAACAATCAACCCGCAAATAAAAGTTTTTTATCTCCTATTGGATTTAAGTTTATAATCCAAAAATTACCGCATGTAAATTATTTTTGCACCTCAGCATCAATACCAGACATTAGTATGGGTCAGATCGATACCGTGCAGAACACCTTCATTAAATTGCCAGTACCCGGAGACAAACTTTCGTTCGGTCTTTTTAACTTAAGGTTTACTGTAGATGAAGACCTGAAAAATTTTAGAGAAATTTATGATTGGTTAATAGGTCTAGGGTATCCGGATAACTTTGAGCAACGTGCATCTATCTCTCGTGGAATTCAAAGTATTGGTGAAGTTTATTCAGACGGAACTATGATTGTCACTACTGCTCAATATAAACCAAACGTAGAAATAAAATTTATTGATATGTATCCAGTGTCCTTATCGTCTTTAACATTTGATATAGCAGGAACTAGTGTTGAGTATCTGCAAGCAGATGTTAGTTTTGCTTACAGAAAGTATGAATTGACAACTATAGTATAGTTTGCTATAATATATAATATTTTGTTTATAGGTTTATTATGAAAATTGAAGATATTGTCTCCGAATGGGACAAAGATTGTAAGATGGATGAAACTGAGTTGGGTGACGAGTCCACAAATATTCCTGTGATTCACAACAAATATCTCAAAATCTTTATTGGTGAAAACGCGCAGTTAAAACGAATGATGGCACAACGCAATAGACGAAAAAGACTCCTTACTGAATATTATCTTGGCGAACTAGATCAAGATGAATTAGAGGATTTGGGTCGTGAACAGTTCTACAAGAAAATACTTAAGAATGAAGTCGAGATGTATATCGAGTCTGACGACGACTTTATTGATTTAAATCTCAAGTTAGCACTCCAACAAGAAAAGGTCAATTACCTTGAAGCAATTCTCAAGAGTATTAACAACCGTGGATTCCAAATTAAAAATGCAATTGATTGGTTAAGATTTACGAATGGATAGAATTGACATCCTTCCAAAGGATGAAGTGAATGTGAAGATTGAGTGTGACAGAGGATTGGGGCAAGAACTCTCAGACTACTTTACCTTTGAGGTTCCGGGTGCTAAGTTCATGCCTTCATATAAAAATCGCATGTGGGATGGTAAGATACGACTGTTCAATACTGCGACTCATACACTCTATAAGGGTCTCGTTGCTCGTGTCAAAAAGTTTTGCCAAGATAGGGACTATGAATGTGTCGTACATGGGGGACTCGATCATGTTAATGACATCGCTCTTAATGAGTTGGAAGAACTGTTCAAAGGTAAGTACATCCCCAGAGATTACCAACTCAGAGCAATTGCTCATGCCTTGCGTGTTCATCGTGCGTTAATCCTCTCACCTACTGCTTCTGGTAAATCATTCATCATTTATTGTATTTTAAAATACCTTATTACAAAAAATAAATGTAAAAAGGCATTGCTGATTGTTCCTACTACTTCTTTAGTGCATCAAATGAATACAGATTTTAAAGAGTATTCTGAAGAACTACAGTTCTATTATACACATCTCATCATGGAAGGTCAAGATAAAAATAATTCTGATGCAAATATTTTTATCAGCACATGGCAGTCAATCTACAAGCAACCCAAGAAGTGGTTTGATCAGTTTGATGTAGTGATAGGTGACGAAGCTCATCAATTCAAAGCAACTTCTCTTACCAAAATCATGACTAAACTTGATAATTGTAAATGGAGATTTGGTTTAACTGGAACACTTGATGGTACACAGACTAATAAGTTGGTATTAGAAGGTCTGTTCGGACCAGTGATGAAAGTCGTGCAAACTAAAGAACTCATTGATCAAGGAACTCTTTCTAATTTTAGAATAAAGTGTTTGGTATTGAAATATCCTGAAACAACCTGCAAGCAAATGAAACAATCTAACTATCAGGATGAAATTTCTTTTTTGATAGATAATGATTATCGGAATAAATTTATAAAAAATCTTGCAGTCACTAGAACTGGAAACACTCTTATTTTATACCAAATGGTTGAAAAACATGGAGAATTGTT